CAGAGAATACGCGGTCTTGACGTTCAAACGCCCATCGTGGCAAGGGATACCGATAAACAGTTTTCGCCCTGCCAGAACTGCTTTTTTAGACTCAGCCATAGAACACTACTGCGGTCGTAGTTGCAGACACCACGGCAGAAATATTGGTATCACATTTGATACCTTCGCCGGGGAACACCATATAGATAGAACCAGCCGCCGCAGGTGCAGTCCAAGAGAACCGAGCGGTACCGCCTGTTCCATCGTTCAACACGACTGTTGCGCCTGTGGAATAACTGATTGATATGCCTTTAATGCGGGCGGGGCCACCAAAGATGGTGGTAGTTGCGCCAGCGGCGGCAACTGCTGATTTAACGTCAGTTTGCATCATGATTGATTTTCCTTTTAAAAAGTTAAAGAGAGGGGCCGAAGCCCCTCATCAATCAATCGAAGTTACCGTATGGGTAAGTTGTGCTGTTACCGATTTGTGAATCGTTCTGGCTGTAGCCGATATGGATGTTGAACTTACCAGCAGACAATGCTGACAAGCCTGTACCAACGATAGCCAAGGTGAACACGATCTGAGACATGGTGGCTGGGCTGTTTGTGCCAGTGTTGATGTCAGATGTAGTTGCCAACATGTTGGTCAGGTTAGTCGCGCTGTAAGTAGTACTCTGACGACCAGCAGTACCAACAGTGGTTGTACCTAAAGAAACAGTTGCGTAAGTAGGTGCGCTAGTCACAAAACCGTTAGACACTAACCAAGAAACTGAACTGTATGTAGAGTTAACTGTAGTCAATGCCAAGAGGTAATCAATAGTGATTGTCTCAATAGTCACGCCTGTGGGAACCCACATCACCACACCGCGATAAATCGCAGTAGATGCATCAGCAGTTGGGGTAACTACTGTTGGGGGATAGGTTGCTCCACCTGACGCTGTATATACAGTAGCGTTGGAGTTAGGAATTGTGTTCGCATTTACAAACTGGGTAGATGCGCCAGAATAACCAGCAGTCTGTGCAGTTGTATTGGAGAAATCAATGTAAGCATCTTGTGTAAGACGCTGATAGCCTACGTTACGTAGTGGGCCAAAACGTGAGTCGCCAGCGAGTACTGGGCCTTCAAATGTGGAACGTGCCATGACAAAAGTCCTTATGCAAAAGTAGCCTTACCAATCGTTGCATCGTCTGCTGGGGCAGTGCGGTAAAGCCGATCACCCAGATGTTTGGAATATACACCATATTTCTATGATGTCAATAAAAAAGGGGGGCACGAAGCCCCCCTTCTCTGCGCTTTTTAGGCGCCAGATGAGGCGAAAGCGCCTAATGGGTCAGACCAGCCGAACGAATAACGCTCGCGGGCTTTGTAACGCACGTTACCGGTATCGAAGTCACCGTCCATCGAAGTTGCCAAAGCAACACGTTCGAAGTGCTTCAAGCCGTTAGGCACGTCAGTCAACAAGAACCAAGCGTTGGTGTCGGTCAAGAAGTGGTTAACTGTGTAACCTTCTGGAATCGAACCATTGTTCTTCAACGCGTTGATGTCGTTGTTGTTAGTACCGACGCGGAGATTTGTCTCCAACAGGCGGGTAGCAACGAACATCAGTTGTGGAGGAACAACCAACTTACGTGGTTTAGCGGCGATCAAGAGGCCACGCTCGTCTGTCCAACCAGCGATTTGGATAACGGCGGCTTCCAAAGAAGTCTCGTTCAAATCGGTTTGGGTAGATGGAGTGTTAGCGTTAGTACCGCCAGAGATTAACGGGTGTGCTGTAGAAAACAGAGCAACACCGTCACCGCCGAGGTAACTAGAAGAGAAGCCGTTGTTCAAAACAGAAGCCGCTTTGACTTGCTTGGTGTAAGACATTGCACGGGCAAGAGCCTTGGTGTAACGGTTAGACAAAGAGTCATACAAGTTATCTTCCATTGCTTCTTCAGTGATGGAGAAGCCTTGAGCGATAGTCTCGTGGTTGTAGCGGGCAGTCCATGCTTCTTGCGCATTGTCATACTGGATGGCAGAGCCTTCGTTCTTGACAGGTGCGGCGTTGAAGCCAGACAACTTGGTTTCCTCTTCGAAAGAACGCTCAGAAGCCTCGGTTTCGAAGATTTCTTTGTGCTCTTCGCCGTAACGAGCGTACTCCATGCCGAACAAAGCGTTCAGACCGGGGAGGAGTTCTTTAAGTAGTTGTGCGCGTGAAATAGCCATTTTAAATTACTCCTTAAACACCAGTGGTGCTTGTGTACTGGTGCAAGTTGAACTTGACCAAGAACTCGTAATAGGTTGTGGCGGCTACACCGGCTTGACCAGTAGCAGTATCGGGCACAACGTCAATTACACGAATAGGCAATGTATTAGTGGTGTCGGCGGAAGTTCCGTCAATACCATAGTACGAGTCACCTGTGGTTGTGTTACCAGTGGTAACGGAAATTGCTACGTTAGCGCCAACAATCGCGCGGCTGAATGCCGTAGGAACTGTGGTTTGACCGTTTGTAGCAACGACGCGGAAGATCGCGTTGGGATCATCCACAACATAGGCGAAAGCCATTGCGGTAGAAGTTGATGTTGCGGCTGGGTAGTACTGACCTTGAACAGTTTGACCTGCTGAGTTCACGTACTGGCAACCAACCAACACACCGACGTTAGTGCCAGTAGCAGTAGAACTGCCAGCGACAATGTAGCCGCTAGTGTCGACCTTGACGGTGTCACCATTGAGAATAGCGGTCGCATACGCTGGCGCTACGGGGATTTGACGGATTGCTCCGGCATATGGAAGTCCATCCAGTCGATTGACGGGTTTGAATCCATACGTCTTGCTGACGGTGGGATAAGCCATTTAAGACTCCTTGAAAAGTTAAGAACCAGAACCAAAGGCTGTGCCGCGAGACACATTCGATTTTTTCTCAGTAAAAGTCGGCATGCGCGGGTCGCTAAGACCCATGAATTTCGAATCTACAGAGTCAGTTTGAGCCTGTGCTTGCATCGCAAAATATTCATTGCGCTCTTGCACAATCTCAAGTGGGCACGCGCATAACATCAAGCCCCCGACTTCAACATTGCCACTGGCGTTACCCGGAATTTCTAATTCTGGATAGTCCTCGGCTCTGACGGCTTCCCAACCTTCGCGTCGTTTTTTAGACACGTTGGTATGCATAGATTCACCCAAAACAGACGTTGCAATCCAACGGTGAGCAATACCCGGACGTGGGTCTGGGTCTGGCAAAACTGAGGCAGGACGCCACCCAACGCGTTTGATAGCGTCGCGTGTTGTTTTAGTACGTGCGGTGCGGTCGATTTCAGCCATTATTTATTCTCCATTGCTGCTACATGTTTTGCGTAAACTTCTAAGGGAACACCTAGTCGTTTGGCGAGTGATACTTGCGTTTGAGTCAAGCGAATTTTTTTCGCAGACGTCACACGATTTGCGGGCGCAACAACAGTTGCGGGTTTGTTTTTGGGTGTGTCCCGAACAGTTGGTTCGTCATCTGAATCAGACTTGAACTTGTTGGGGAATGTGCGACGCATGCTGTCGTCGATTTGAGTGAAGTACTCATCAGTGCGGGCGAAGTCTTGCCCGTATTTGTCTACTAATTCTTGATGCAGTCCCATCGCATAGGCTGACATGGCCTTTTCCTTCTCGTCACCGAACCAAGGGTTCCGATCTATCCATGCGGATGTCTTCGGGTCTAGTTTGGGTGCCGCAGGTGCGGGGGCTGTTTGAGCGGACTGTACAACATCATTTTGCTGTTGTAAAGGGGTAGGCTTGAAATTTTGCGTTTGTTGCACTTTCATGCCCGCAAGCATCATTTCTTCCTGTGCGGAAGCAAGAGCCTCAGAATCCCCTGCATCGTACGCCTGCTTGAGTTTGGCCTTGGCATTGTCGAGTTCTATCTTCGCCAGCGTCTGGACCTTTTCCATGTACGCTTTCTCGCCACTTTGCACGTATTCCTGCAAACGGCGGTTTTCCTCGACAAACGACTGCGCTAACTTTTCAAGTTCTTGCTTTTCTTGTATAGCCGTCTGTTTCGCACGCTCTTCGTCACGGCGTGCATAGGTCAATTTCTCAATACGCTTGCGTACATTTGACGAATAAGAGTCCAATTCCTCGTCTGTAGGGTCTTCTACATGCTTGTTTTTGGTGTCGTATTTCGTCTCTGTGGGCGGGGTATCGTCAACAATTTCAATCTCAGGTTCTTGCTTTTCAACCTTTTTTACTACTTTTTCGGGTTCTTGACCCTCAATTTCGAATTCAACTGCCGTTTCTTTGTCTTCGTCTTTGACGTTGACCTGTACTTCGTCAGGGAATTTGAACGTATCGCCTTTAAATCTTGACATAACTATCTCCTTAAGCGCGGCTTATGCCACGGGGGTCTTGCACGGTTGCTTCTACTTGGTCGTCATTGAGCAAGCGAAACTCTTTGCCGTGAATCTTTACGCGTGTTCCCGCATAGGGGCGCGTCAAAACGAAATCACCTGCCTTACAGCGGGGTCCACTAGGGAATTTGGTTTCATCTTTGTAGCATTCGGGGCCGAGTTCCATCACATATAAGACAGGCGAGGTCATCTCGTCTGCTCTACGGGTGGCTTCAGCACGAATGATGTTTGAGCCTTCGAATGTCTCAGGCACATCGATTACTGCCGCCAACAGCATCCAACCTTGTGGGTTTGGCAACTGCTTGGCTCTGTCTTCGAAGGGGATGTTCTCAACTTCTTTTTCAGAAATTGCTGGTACATCAGGTATGGCATACATGCCGGGTTCTAGCGTGAGTTCACTCATCGTTTTTCTCCATCGTTTCCGCGAGGTCGATTAAATCCCTCTCTGCGTAGGCCAGTCCCTCGATCACCCCACAGAGTTTTTGGTATTCACCAAAATCAGCGCACTTGCCCGTAGCCACGGTGTCGGCTAGGTCGTTCATGCGTTCGCGAAATTTCTTTCGCAGTATTTCAAGTTCTTTTATCAATCAGTTTCCTTCGGTTGTTGCGCCTTTTGTTGGGCGGATTGGTGGTGCATTTGTGCTTGGGTCTTAGCCACATCAGCACCGATACGCAAGCCTTCGGCTTGTTGTTTAGCAGAGAGGTTCATCTTGTCGCTCTCAGCCTTTGCGCCAGTTTGCATACCAGCGATTCGTTCTTGGGCGGCTATGCGTTCGCGCTCGATGTCGAGTTGGTCTGCTTTTGCCGCCGCATCCATTTGTAATTTCTTCTCGGAAATTTCGACTTTCTTGCCTTCCAACTGCAACCGTGCTTGTTCGATCTGAACGGCTGGGTCTTGTTGCTGTTGTTGGGCTTGTTGTTGTGCAACCTCTTTCTGGTTGTTTTGTAGCAACTGCTGGGCGGCTTGTGCCACCAACGGTGCAAGTTGTGCTTCCACTTTCGGGTCCATCGGTTGGTCTGGTGCAGGTAGTGGCACACCCAACTGCTCTTCGACTTGTGCGCGATATGCGAAGCCTAAGTGTTCGGCGATGTGTGCATGCGCCGCCGCCATCAATGCCTGTGCTTGCGGGTTTTGGCCCAATATCTGTGCAATCTTCGGGTCTTGCATAGCCGCCATATGGACAGCGATGTGGGCTTTGTGGTCTTGCGCAATAAACGCTTTGACTGGTTTGCCCTTGATGATGTTCATGTTTTCTGTGACTGGGTCAACTGGCTTCATGTCGTCTTCCAACGGCACGAGTTTCTCAGCATGCTTAACGCCCAACACATTCAACATCTGACGATGCAGTTGTGGCAAGTCGTAAATCTGTGGTGCCTGTTGTGCCATCTGCATGACGGCTTGGTACTGAACAACACGCTGACTCATGGTCGCGGCGTTCGGGTCACTTACAGGGATAACCTCAACTTGGTGGTAGTCAGACTCTTTGGCTTGTGCGCCACGGGGACCATCAGCATCGTATGAATAGTCTGGGTCTGTGTAGTCGCGAATAATGCCAGCCAAGAGTTTCAACTCTTGTTTCAAACTGTAGTGCAGTCGAGCCTGTACAGCAGACATCACCTTGAGCATGCGCTCTAAGATAGCAAGCGTAGTTCCCACGGGCGCGTTCGCGCTCATGTCACTTACCTTCATATCAGCGACCGCCGCAAAGCGACGTGCGTCATCCACGATCTGATTCATCAATGCCAACAGCGTTTGGCTTGGCTCTTTGTATGGCAGGTTGACGATATTGTCTTTTAGTGTGCCTGATGTGATGTCCACATCACGGTACTCGCCCGGTGCGATGGGAGTGTCATCTCCTTTAATACGCAGACCACGGGTCTTCAAACCGCCGGGCAAATTGCTCAATGTGCCAGCGTCAACCAACTGACGTGTAAGAGATGTTGCGCTCTTAGCGGCACCACCAATCAAGTGAATCAAACCAAAGCCATACGCTCCGAATCCGGGGATGTATTGGTAATGCACAAAGTGCTGGCGGGTCTGGTGTGTCTTATCTGACTCTTTCCAGTTGCGACGGATAGACAAAATTTCTTTAGTGTCTTTGACCATCGTGATGACGTATGGCAGTGCGATGCCTGTCTCTTCGCCTTCTTCGTCTTTGTGTTCGAAGCCAGCCAAGTCAAGTTCAACGTGCATCTCCAACAACTGGAAGCGGTCATCGTATGACGCGCTAAAGCCTGTCTCTTTATCTTTGGCTTTCTGAATCTCGTCAACTGTTTTGCTTGGTTCGCCCAAGTCAATGTCGCGATAAAACCCAGCATTGATAAGACGCTTAATCTCGTTCTCGCTTTTGCGCATGCGGTGTGTCACGCGGGGTGCGAGTGTCATCTCAGACGTTCCGTACGGCAGAATCACATCTTCTGCGGGTATGAACATAGACACCTGACGCGCTAATGCTGGGTCGTAGTACACCTTCTTAAATGCTGAACCAGAGATGGGCAAGTTCCACAACATCTTCTCATGTTCTGGGCGGTACTCAACCATGACTTCAGTTAACTGATAGTTCATGTCATCTTGCACACGCTTGGCCGCCGCTTCTTTCTCGCGGTTTTCTTTGCCAATGATTAGTGTCTTGACAGGCCCCATCGCTGGGAATGTTTCCATGATTGTTTCGCTTTGAAAGCGAACAACTGCTTCTGTCAACATGGGGTGGAACACACCACACGCGCCGTTCCACGGCTCAGTGCGCTCTTCGTACTGCAAGCCCAGAAGTTTTAAACCTTCTGTGTAAGTCTTTTCCCACTCTTTGCGACTGCTGATGTCGTTGTCGTAGTCTTCTAGCAAGTCACCAGATAACTCGGCTAACGCGCCTTCGTCCATGTGGTCGGCTAAGTTGTCGTTGAAGGCTGTGCCGTCTTTATCTTTCTCTTCGCCCGGTGCGATTGTGATTTCAACGCTACCATCATCAAGAGTCACCATGTCTGGGTTTTCAATCTCGATTTCGAGGGCGGGGCCTGATGTGTCTTGCAAGCCCATTGGTGCGCCATAAATTGCTTTATCAATCGCCATATTCTTCCTTAGTAGTACGCCGTTTTACGCGGACGTGACAAATAATTTCTATCGTCATAGTCGCTCTCAAGACGAATAAATCCGCCATTGCGATAGCGTTGCAACGCCATTGACGTGCAGTCAACCATGTCATCATTTTCAGAGGCTGGGAACGCGGCTACTTGTTCAACCACGGCTTCCGCCCAGCGCCTACCCGCAGGATACCAGACCATGCCTGATCTGAACACATCAGCAACAGCGTTCAAGCGTGCTACTTTATCACCTGTGCCCCTGTGTGGGGTGAATTCTGCCACGGGAATACCCATTCGCCTAAATTCTTGGAACAGTGGTGTGCCGTTGGACTTCTTCTCAACGATAAACGCGTCAGGTTCCCACTCTTTGTACTCGCGCATGCACAAGTCTTTTAACTCTGGGAACTCTACCCGCACATTGATCGCGTTCAGCAGTATTAAGTGCGCCGCACCTTGGGTCAACTCGTCATCCTCGAACACGCCCCATGTCAAGAGGGCAGAGAAGTCAGCGCGGTTGTTTTGTTCTGCCGCCGCGTCAAGCGTCATGATGATGTAGTCGCAAGTGGGCGGCTCTTCTTTTTCCCATAACCGCCACCATTCGCGCTTAACGATGGCACCTTCTTCGGATGTGGGGTTTTGTTGGTATTGCGCGTTCCATTGGTACGCGGGCATAGACGCACGGGTGCGGTGCAGAGCCTTTAAGTCATAGAACTCAGGCCACAACGCCCGCTCTTCTGGCGTATTTTCGTTAAATATCGCTGGAAACTCGAAAAACTCGTACTGATCGGACTCGCCGTTGCGAATCATGTCTTTTGCCATGTTCCCAATCAAGTCATTGGGGTGCCAGCGTGTATGCACGATAGCCACACGCCCGCCCGGCATCAAACGTGTACGCGCACCGAAGGTAAACCACTCATACGCCTTGTGAAATACCTCGTAGTTGCCGTTAATAATGTCTTGTTCGTTGTGTGGGTCGTCAACTAATAGTAAATCCGCGCCCCTACCAGCCAACGCAGAGCCAACACCCGTTGCAAAGTACTCTCCGCCTGCGTTAGTATTCCAACGTCCTGCACTTTTTGAGTCAACTGCTAGTGTTACAGTCGGAAAAATCTCTTTATATACCGCTTGGTCTACCAAATTTCGCACTTTTCGGCCAAAATCAACCGCTAAGTCTG